GCCGCTTTCGGCGGCCGGGGGTGGTTGCGCGGGAGCGCGGGTTTAGGTGTAGGCGATGGTACAGGCTTCGAGGCGGCGAAGGGCGGCGGCGCGGTCGAAGGTGTTGTCGGGGGTGTTTCCGGGGCTGGGTTGGCTGGTTTTGGGCGCCAGGGCGTAGGCAGAGAGATCCCACGAGGGGGCGCGGTTGGTGGCGCGGCTGTTCTGCTCGGCCGTGGCTTCCTGACCGGCGATGGCGGTGGCGAAGCCGTACTCAAGGGACTGATCCGCCGTGAGCCAAGTTTCGGCGGAGATCCATTCGCGCAGCTGCTCGGCAGGCTGCCCGGTTTTGGTGACGTAGGTGGCAACGAGGGTTTCGTCGATATGGTCGAGGAGCGCGGCGGTTTTGCGGATGTCGTCGGCGTTGCCCCATGCGAGCGTCCAGGCTTTGTGGATCATGAACATGCCGCCGGGGGAGATGATGCGCTCTTCGCCGGCCAGGGCGACGTAGGAGGCGGCGGAGGCGGCATAGCCGTCGATGTGGCTGACGATTTTGGCGGGGTGCTCGGCGAGCAGGGTTTCCATGGCGCGGCCGGCGAAGACGTCGCCGCCGGGGGAGTTGATGCGCAGGTGGATGACGGCTTTGTCGCGGTGCTCGGCGAGGGCCTTGCCGAGGGTGAGCGCGGAGACGCCACCCCAGTAGTCGTCGGAGACGATGGCGTCGTAGATCCAGATGGTGGCTTCGTTGTCGCCCGTGGCCTGGGCGTGGAATTTTCCGCGGCCTTTGTTGGCGGCGAGCAGGGCGAAGAGGCCGTTACGCATGGGTGGGCTCCGGGGTGGGGGTGGCCGGTTTTTGGCCAGACTGGGTGACGGTGTTGGCCCAGTCGGCATCGATGGGCGGGAGGTTTTTGAGGCGGCGGACTTCATTGACGGTCATCCAGCCTTGAGAGCCCGGCCCGCCGAGGCCTTTGCTGAGGTAGTTGGATTGCTGGGTGCTGTCGCCTTCAAGCAGGGCGTCGCGGTTGAACTCGCCGAAGTAGATGCGGCTGCGGGGCCAGACTTTGCGGTTGATCTCTTGGGAGATGTTGTCGAGGTGGCGGCCGAGGGTGTAGCGCACAAAGCCGATCGACATTTGCTCGATGCCGGTGCCCCAGCTGGTGGCGGCATCGGTTTTACCGATCATGTGCGGGGGCACACCCATGATGCGGGCGATGTCCTCCACAGACTGCTGACGGGTTTCGAGGAGCTGGGCATCGTTGGCATTGATGGTTAGCTGCTTGATGTCCATGCCGCCGACGAGCACCGGGGGCACTCCGGTGTTGGTGTAGTGCTCTTTCTGGGCAGCCCAGCTATCCTTGATGAGTCGGCGTTGTTCATCGTCGAGCTTCATTTCGCGCGGGACAACAAGGGCGTGGTCGGCCCTGGCGCCGCCCTTGAAAAATGCCGCGGCGTGGTCATCGGCGGCTTTGGCGAGGCTGGCAGTTTGGCCGAGGGCGGCAGAGATGGGGGTGAGGGAGCGCAGGCCGTCATAACCAACACCCGGAAAATGCAGGATGTCGTCTTGATCCTTGATGCGCTGCTCGACGGTGCCGGTGCTGGTACGCACCCAAAACGTGTAGCGGTTTCGGCCATCGACGCGGGTGACCTGCATGGCGTCGGGGTGGAGGGGCTCAAAGCCAATGATGCGCGGGCTGTAGGCGCTGGCGCGGTGGATCTGCCGAAAGGCATCACCACGCAGCAGGATCGATTGCAGGGCAAAGTGCCAGGCCGAGGCTGCTGTCCATGCGGGGTCGGGGGATTCGTTGAGCAGCCACCAAAGGTCGGTGTCGTAGCGGGCACGTCCGGCTTCGGTGCGCTGGTAGAGGTGGTAGGGCATGGCGGCAACGGCGCCGCCGATGAGGGCGACCGAGGCATAGACCGCGCCGATGCGCATGGCCTGCCCTTCGGACACCACGCCGCTGCCTACTTCGGTGAGCAGGTTGTAGAGCGTGGAGCCACGCACACCGCCGGAGAGCGGGTATGCCTGGGCCTGGACGGCGGGCGCAGGCGCGCGGGTGCCGCGGTCTTGCTCAAGCAGCAGCTCGGCGCGGAGGCGGAGGGCGGTGGTCATAGGAGCAGGATTCCGGGGGTTTCGGTTTGGGCTTCGGCGGCGCGGGCGATGAGGCCGGCGCCCATGGCTGCGGCGACGATGCCATCGACGCGGCCAGAGGCTTTGGCTTTGCTGATCTTGCGGTTTTCGGCGTCATCGCTGACGACGACGGCGTTGGCGGCGCACCAGGTGAGGACGGGGTTGCCTGGATGCACGGCGGTGCCGTTGAGGAGGTGTGTTTCGAAGGCTTCGACTGCGGGGCTCATGTCTTTGTAGCCTTGGCCGAAGGGTTCCATCGGTGGGAGGCTGAGGCCGTTATCGTCGGCCAGGGCCTTGAAGTCTTCGATGCGCCAGCGGTCGTAGGCGGTGCCGAGGAGATCGAAGACTTCGGCGATGTGGCAGAGGAACTTGGCGACTTCGAACTTGGAGACGGCGCGGCCGGGGGTGGTGAAGAGGTGGCCGGCGGCTTTCCAGGCGAGGTATGGGACGCGGTCGAGGTTTTCTTTTCGGTCTAGGCCTTCGTCGGGCACCCAGAAGAACGGGGCCATGCGCCAGGGTTCGCCGGGCTCGGCGGGTTCGATCCAGACGACTAGGGAGGTCAGGTCGGTAGTGCTGGAGAGGTCGAGGCCTGCGTAGGCGCGGCGGCCACGGTATTGCAGGTAGTCGTATTCGGCTTGGGCGCCGAACCAGACATCGGGTGCAAGCCATGGGTTTTCAGCGTCGGTCCATTGGCAGAAGCAGAGCCGGCGCACCAGGGCTTCTTTGCTGGGCATGCCGCGGGCTTCGCGGACTTGCTCGCGCAGGTACTTGATGCCGGGTAGGTCGGCTTCCTGAAGGCTGGGGTTGCTTTTGGGCCAGCAGGCTTCGTCCTTGATGGGGTCGTCGCCTTCGTCGAGGCCGCAGACGTAGCCGAAGAATGCGTCGTCTTCGAGGGTGCCGGCGCTGACCTTGGCGGCGTAGTCGTGGTAGGCCCAGCAGGGGGTGTTCTTGTTGCTGCCCGAGTTGGTGATCATAAAAATCAGGGCTTGCCGGCGGCTTTTCGTACCGGCGCGCATCATTTCAACAACCGTATTCGTCTTGTGCTCGTGCAGCTCGTCAATCAGGCCGATGTGGGGCCGTGGGCCGCTTTGCCCGTCGTCGCTGCTGATTGGCCTGAAGAATGCGCCCTGCGCCATGTAGGCAAGGTTCCAGCACCGCTCACCCGTTCCGCTCTTTTGCAGGCGCTTGGATAGCTCAGGCGATAGATCCACCATGGCAACGGCGTCACGGAACAGGATCATTGCCTGATCCTTTTTCGTGGCGGCGCTGTAAATCTCTGCCCGTGGCTCGTTGTCAGCGACCAAGCCCTTCATGCCAATGCCAGCGGCCAGGGGCGACTTGCCGGAACCCTTCGCTGTCTCCACATAGGCCACGCGAAAGCGCCGGTATCCGTCCACGCCCTGCCAGCCGAACAGCGAGCCAACCACGAATTTCTGCCAGGGCAGCAGCTCGAATGGCTTGCCCTCGAAGTCGCCGCCGTTCAGCTTCAGCACGTTGCTATAGAACCGGAGCGCCTTGTTGGCCTCGTCCACGTTCCACACCAGCCCGCGTTTCTTTCCTTCTTTCAAGTCCCGCAGATGCCGCGCGCACTGGCCGCGCACATGCGGCCCAGCCACTCGAACACCGTCCACCACCGATTGCGCGTACTCTGTGACCAGATCAGCTACCGAAGAACTCGGCGAGCGGGTCGGCTTTTTTGTCGTCATCAGGGGTTGCGTGTACTTTCGACCGGGCCGCAGGCGTCAGGCCAAACTCGATCAGGTAGCTTTTGAATTGAGCGTCAGCCGCCCGTAACTGCGTGGCCGCTGGGTTTCCTTTGATTAAGGTGTCGCCCTGCGCCGTGGTTGTCTTGTATGTCCAGCCGTCAGCTTTCAAGGCTTCGCGGCAAATCAGAATGTCGCTGTAGCAGTCGCACAGTCTTTCGAGCGCCGCGCTATCGGCTTCAGTCAGCACGCCCATGCGATCAAGCAGCACTGTCAAACGGCCCCATGCGACTTTTCCAGCATCATCTAAGTGAGCCGGGCACGATGGGATTACCCGCTTCGGCTTCGGCTCTGTCTTGTTGATCTTGCGCTTGCCAGCGTTACCGGAAATTAGTTTTAAGGCTGTTGGTTTAGGTCGTGGACTGGGCATAAACACCCCCTGAAAAATTAGCCCAGCTTGCGGGTGTGTGCAAAGAGG